CACAAATCATTAAACTCTCTTTGGGGGTATCGGATATTGAAAGTAAATGAACTACTAGATGAATACCAGGTCACACTCTACCTCTTCCCAGAAACCATGTGGGAGCGAAAAGGCTTCTATTTCCCCGATGAGCGCATTATTTACGTCAATGGGGATTTACCCCTAGAAGAGAGAGAAAAGGTCATCCTGCACGAATTAGGGCACATAAATCACAATCCAGCGCATTACAAACGACTGCTTTACAAATATGAGAACGAAGCAGACCGCTTCATGATTCGCCATCTCATCTCTGAAGAACTCGCACAATACGAAGTATCAGACTTCAACTGGCTCCAGTTTGCCGAAAGACACAAAATCTCAACAACCTGGGGCGAAGATATGATTCAGGAAGAATTTAAACTAATAGTAGGTATGTAAATATGGTCTATATCAAAAAAATTAAAATAAAAGATTTCAGGTTGATAAAAGAGTTGTCTTTTCAACCATCAAAATACGTTAATATAATTTCAGGAAAAAACGGAACTGGTAAATCCACTATCCTTGGAATGATTGCCCAAGGCTTTTCATACAATAATAATGTCATCGAATTTATTTCTTCAGAGTGTCAAGAACTTAATAAAATAAAATTTTCTAAATTAGACCCTGAACTAGATTCACGGCTTATAACTGAGTATAATTCCATTCTTACTCATTTTGGAAAACCATTTGAATCCTCTTCAAACGAACATTTTAAACTGTCTGAAAAAGATGTCAGAGAAATGGAACATATCAATGTAATTTTAGATAATGAGGAATCTTTCAAAGTAAAAACCACAAATCATACAGACAGAATATTACCTCGTTTTGTAACTAGACGAGATAATAATGAATCCGCAAATTATATCCATCCTGTCATTTATCTTGGTCTTGATCGATTAACACCATTAGTCAAAACTAAAAATAAAAGTTATAGTCTTGATATTTCAGAACAAGATAAGAAAGATATTCATATTTTATATGAATCCATATTGCTTAAACAATATCCGGATAATTTAACTGCCACTGAAACTGATACAAAAAAACAAACTGCAGCATATATCGATTCTGAACGGACAATAGAAATGATATCCTCAGGAGAAGATATTGTTGGACAACTATTACTTGCATTGTATTCATTTAAAAAATTAAAAGATAATTATCCGCATGATTATAAAGGTGGAATTTTATTAGTTGACGAAGTTGATGCAACACTATACCCTGCTGCACAAAATATACTTCTCGATATCTTTTTAGAAAAAGCCAGAGCGTGGAATATACAAATATTCGTAACCTCTCATTCACTTACTCTTTTAGAACATCTTGAAACAGAAAAAATAAAAAATGAAAGAATAAATCGTGATGTTAAAATCTTTACAACTAATGAATCTGATATTTCAGATATCAAAATAACTGAGCTCGACTTTTTATATAAGTTTAAAAATGAATTGCTAGCCCAAGCAAATCAAGAACTGATATTGGATAAGGTAAAAGTTTATTTTGAAGATCCTGAAGCATATTTTGTTTTTAAAAATCTAATTGCAGGATTTAAAGATAGTGATAATTTAGCTGTTTCAAGAAGAATCAAGCCTATAAGTAGTGTGAGTATTTCCTCTAGCCAATATCAATCGCTTCACAAACATAAAGTTCCTGAATTTACAAACAACTCCATTATATGTTTAGATGGTGATCAAGAAATAGACAATGGTAAGTACAAAAATTTTATTACCCTACCTAATCATGGATCAAAGGCTAATCCAGAAGAATTTGTTTTTGATATATTAAATAATCCAGACTCTGAATTCTGGAAGCAGACTAATAACAACTACAATTTTCCTATTTTTATGAATAATCCCAAGTACCGTGTTCTACAATCCATCAAAAACGGTACATACGAAGAACAATATAAAAACCAGAACGGTACATACCAAAATACAAAACCTAGAGTAGTTTGGAAGACTTGGTTTAATGATGAAAAATCAAATTGGAAAGGGAAAAATAATCCAATAGTTTATTGGAGAAATAAAAATCTAGATTCTGTTAATGAATTTGAAAAATCATTTAAAAAAGCATACGATTTTGTGGCAAAAAATAATAAAATACCTGGATTATAAAACTGGCCAAATTTTTTAAAATAATGTATTATAGCTAGAAAGGAGGAATGATTTATGAAAAATATTAGCCCTTTAAGATATCCAGGTGGAAAGTCTCAGATTTACGATTATGTTAGAGAGCTCGTTGTAGCTAACAATTCAACAACTTATATTGAGCCTTATATGGGCGGAATGGGAATTGCTTTGAAGTTACTTTTTAATAATGACGTAGAAAAAATCATGGTAAATGATTTTGATAAAGCAATTTATGCTTTTTGGTATTCCGTGTTAAATTATACTGAACAGCTGATTAAAAAAATTGAGACCACACCTGTGACTATTGAAGAATGGAAAATTCAAAGAGATATCCAGAATAATAAAGATAATTGTGAGGATCTGCTTTCTCTAGGTTTTTCAACTTTGTTCCTCAATCGTACAAATCGTTCAGGAATTATAAAAGCAGGTGTAATTGGTGGATTAAAACAAGACGGAGATTACAAACTTGATTGTCGATTCAATAGAGAAAAAATTATTGAGAAAATTACATTGATTGCATCTCTAAAAAAACGTATTAAACTTTATAATATGGATGCTGAAAAGTTTATTCGTTTAAATATTTCTAGAACAAAAAATTCTTTTACATTTTTTGATCCACCTTATTATAAAAAAGGACCTGGATTATATACAAACTTCTATAATCATGAAAATCATCTTAGTTTAGCCCAATCCATAAAAAAATATATGTCTAATAAAAATTGGATTCTTACATATGATGTTTCTGATGAAATTTTTAAAATGTATAGCAACCTTAGGAATGAAAAGTATTATCTAAATTATTCTGTGACAAAACCTAGTAAAGGAATTGAATATATTTTTTACTCGAAACAATTAATTATTCCAAAAGAAACACAATTTTTGAAAAAAGCTTAAATAAAAATCCCCACACTCGCCATCGCCAAACTTTGAGTGTGAGGATATCCTATATAGTAAGAGGCATTAAAAAGCCCTCTTTACTATACCCATTTTATCAAGAAATGAGGTAAAAATCAATGTGGATGGAAGAACTTCCTAACGGAAAATACAAATTCTTTGAACGATATAGAGACCCGTATACCGAGAAATGGAAAAGGGTGTCTGTAACCCTTGACTCTGGATCTGCAAGGGCTAAAAAAGAAGCTCAAAAGCAACTGGACGAAAAGATAGCGAAGAAAGAGATTAATGTATTACAGAGTGATATAACGTTTGGTGAGTTGTACGATCAATGGTTTGAGCGATACAAAAAGAAGAATAAACGCTCAAGCTGGATAAAAGTCTCTCCTATGATGACTCATATCTACAAAACCATATCTTCAGATATATTAGTAAGGAATATTGATGAAGCTCTTGTGCGAAAAATTATAGATAAAATGTATACCTTTGGCGACTATTCTTTGAATTACACCAAGCAAACAAGAACAATATTATCTATGATACTTAATCATGCAGTGCAACTTAAAATGATAAGTAACAACCCTGTCACAAGCGTTCAATTAGAACCAAAGAAAGTTGAAGAAGAAAAGAAAAAGCGTTTTATCGAAGATAAGTATTTAGAAAAAGAAGAAATTGATTTACTTATAAAACATCTACACTCAAAACCTCAGAGAATTATGCACGCTAGAATTTGTGAGTTTCTCAGCCTAACTGGTTTAAGATATGGAGAACTGCAAGCGTTATTAAAAAAAGACTATTCTGACGGCTCAATACGAGTAAATGGCACTTTAGATTATACCGCTGTTAAGCTAGAAGATGCAGAGGTCACAACTCCGAAAAACTTTTACTCAAAGAGAACAATATCTTTACCCGAGAGAGCTATAGAGATTTTAGACGAGATTATTCTGGAGAATCAAATTTCGATTCCAGATTATGGAGAAGATGACTATATTTTTATTTTTAATAAAAAGAAAAAAACACCTTTAAGCATCCAAGCGATCAATGCAACACTACAAAGAGCAGAGGTTGAACTTGGTATTAAAAAAAGACTAACAAGCCATATATTCAGGCACAGTCATGTATCGCTTCTATCCGAAAAGAATATCCCCTTAAAAGCCATCATGGAACGAGTTGGTCACGGAGACGCAAAAACTACAGTCTCTATTTACAATCACGTAACCAAAAAAAGTAAAGATGACATATTGTCAGCTTTAAACAATCTATAATCATTTGCCCCTTTTTTGCCCCTTTTGACTTTATGAACTTCATAAAAACAAGCAAACCCCTTGTTGTATCAAGGGGTTTTGTTATTTCTTACATCATGCCGCCCATCCTTTTTCAGTAGTAGATAAAGGAATTCATAAAGAAACAAACTTATCAAATAAGACTTCATACGTTACAACTTACATATATTTTTTACCGTAAAAATACAAAAGTTTACACCTTATGCCCCTTTTTTGCCCCTTTGTTTTTTGCAAAATAGAAATACGAACTCTAATTTTGTTGACGCCAACAAAATTGACACCCAAGTGCTTTATAAAGCTATTTGTTGAGGCTAACAAGTCAATTCTAGACAAACAAAAAAACCGCAAGCTATTGCCTACGGTGAAAGAACATTTTAGAAAGTTTCCTTTCATTTTATTTTTTAAATTATTTCGTAGTAATTAAGCCTTCTGGCTCAATTTCAAACTCTGGCTTTTCTGCCATTGTTCCGTCTGCCTTGAGGTAGTACCAGCCTGTCTTGTATGCGGATTGGACGAAAGAATTAGATACCATAGCGCCTTCTTTAGCGTCTAGGTAGTACCATGTGTCTTTGTACTTAACCCAGCCAGTCTGCATGGCACCTTCTACGTCGAAATAGTACCACTTGTCAGTGATTTTCTTCCAACCTGTCGCCATTGCGCCTGAGTTTTCGAACCAGTACCAGCTGCCGTCTGTGTGCTTATGCCAGCGTTCTGCGAGCATATAGCCTGAGCCGTCAAAGTAGTACCATGTGCCGTCAATTTTCTCAAACTTGTCTTTTGGATAAGAGCCGTCTTCTTTAACGTACCAGTAGCCTGTATCGTTCTTTTGCCAGCCAGCTTCAACGCTCAAGCCATTTTCAATATCATGCTTAAACTGTTCACGGCTAATTCCCCAACTTGCAAGATAAGGATAAGGGTCAACGTGGTCTGAACGGTTATCGGGTTGGTTATTGGTACAGTATTCATGCGTTTTGATACCCGCTAGGTCGTCTGTATCAAGCGTCTTAGGCAAGCCTGCTTCATCTGCTAGATTACGTAACAATTCGATGTACAGGCGGTAGTCTGTCATGAACTCTTCTTTAGTTGAATGGCTTTCAATCAATTCAACCGCTGCATAAGTCTCAGCATTCCAACCGCCACCAACGTCCCACGAGCCGTTATTTACAGGCCCTACTTGCATGATACGACCGTTACCGACCACATGAGAAAAGAACCCTAGTTCAGGGTCCTTTCTATAGTGATAGTCAGCTTCATTTTGAGCGGTTGAGTTACGGTTGCCTGTTGAGTGGGCGTGTACTTGTCGATAAGGTTGTACTCCGACTTGAGGCAAGTCTGTGCGTAGTCTACTTGTATCGATATCCATTACTCTTGTCCTTTCCAAGCGTCATTCATCTGCTTCACGGCTGACTCGATGAATGTATCAAGGTCACGGTCAGTCATGCTGATGTTGTATTTTGTAAGCTCAGCTCGGATTTTCGTACGAGCTTGCTCTAGCTTTTCATCACCTTTGAAGCCAGTCTCAGATGCGACCTGCTCCACGGCGTGTACTGCATTTTTAGCTAGGATTTCAGCGATTTTGACAATCTTTTCACCACCCTCTTTGATGAGGTACTCCTTGACCGCTTTAACTGCGATAGCAAGCAAAATAATTGCAATGCTTACTGCTCCGTTTGTGATAATTTCATTAATTTGTTGCATGTGTTTTTCCTTTCTAGCGCCTTACTGCGCCTAAACTTTCAACGGTTTTAGCGTCCCAAATGCCTAATTGATACATAACGCGAATAATATTTCTCTGATTATTCCACTGGTATTCATACATGGAACCTCTTTCAGTCAGCCTTGCATTACTCCAATCGTAATCATCTGCTGATTTTAGCGGATTCAGTACTTTTACTGTATCGTGCCAGTAATCAAATCTCGCTTTTTTCCACTCATCCAAACCAAGAATACCCATAGATGTTCTAATTATCGCGTTTGGGAAATCATAGGCTGGAGGTTGATTGCTTAATCCTTGGGTTCTTTTAGCGCCCAAAATTATGAGGTTATTACCTACATCTAGACCGCAACCGTTATCGAACCATGCAATTGGAGGGGTACTATTTAAGTCGATTGTATAAGCCATCGGCGCCCGTCTTTGTGCAGGTTTAACAAGAGCCATCTGTTCTTGCAAAGTCTGATTTTGCTTTACTAAAGATTCCACTTGGTGCTTCAAGATTTGATATTCTGTTTTCCCTTCGATATAATCTTTCGCTTCAAGCTCTGCTTTGCTTGTGTAATCCGTTTCGAATCGTTTGACATCACGGCCAACCGCTTGAGCAAATTCCTCTAAATTGCTCATAGCTATCACGCTTTCGCTGCATTATACGTTGCGACCAAGTCAAGGTTGGCGAACTCGTCAATACGACGGCCGAGATCAGCTAGTTTTTGCACGACTGCGCCTTCAGTATCGCCACTCATGCTAGCGATTTTCTCAGCGATTTCTTTCAGTGTGTCAAGATTTTCAGGAACGCCTTCGCCTAAAATCTCAGCCTTAACTGCGGTTTTAGCCTGCTCGATAGCCTGCGTTAAAGTAGCATTGTCAATCTTTGTATTGATTAACTGCATCATTGTCTTGTTATCTGCTCCGACAGCAGAAGCGAATGCAATTAATTTACTTGTATCCATTGTTTTATACCTTCCCTAAATTGTAATAAAAGAGCAAATCAGGAATCTCCTGACATGCTCCACCCTCGCCTGCAGGTCTTTCTGCAAGCTGTTTTTTTACTTCTTCAGCGATGTCCAGCTCTTTTAAAGCATGGACTTCTTCTGTGACCAATTCCCTATCTGAATCTTCAATTTCAATATAAGTATCTCTATCGCTTGGGAAGATATACCCTCCAACCGAGATCTCTACTCGGTATTTTCCGCTTGGCAGAATACTGTCTAAATTGAAATTGACAGAATGGCTAGTGACGGGAGCAGTTGTCTTCCACTTGCCTTGTCCCTTGGTTAGAGTAATAACCGCATCTTGACCCTCAAATGAGGTCATAACACGGTAATTCTCGTCTAACAATTCGAATCCAAAAGTAGAAGACAAATCCCCTTGTTTAATAAGGTCGCCACCATCGATTCGAGCCAAATTGGTTGCGTTAACTCTACGTTTGTTACAACCCATTCCATGCCCCCCTTTCTAATCATCTATTAAGATGCCTTCTTTGATATCCAATTTCTCAAAATCGCTGAATAAACGGTCTATGTAGCCATTGCCTCCAAGAGTTTTATAGCTTTTATGCATACTTTCTACTAGGGAAAATTCATCTCTAGAGGTATATCCTCTGTTAATAGCCTGTCGCATATCACGGCCAAGGCGCAACTTCATGGTATTTAGATGCGCCTCATCGTGAATTTTTAATTTTTCTTGCACTTCGTCGATTTTGGAATTGCTATCTTTAGCGGTAGTCTGGACATCTTTAATCTGTTTCTTAACATCGGTTAGTTCCGAGACGATTTTCTCCGTCTCTTCTTTGGCTTTTTTCGGCAATTTGTAGCTAAGCCAAGCAATGATAATTGGTGAAGCCGATGGTAGCACGTTCATGAAGAAATGTTCTATCTGTTGTAAGACGTCCATAGTTACCCCCGTTATTGGTTAGGCGCAACTGTTGTAGCAGAAGGTTCTGAAACTGCAGGAGTCACGGTAGCTGTTGTAGAAACTGCAGTTGCTGGTGCGACAGTAGGCTCATTTTGTCCTTGAGGTTCGTACTTCCATGCTGCGCCTGTTCCATCCATTTCAAGGCGACCATTTCGGGCAAAGTCGCTGACAGGTTCACCATTGTAAGTGAATTCCTTGTTCAACTGAACCAAAATACGTTTACCTTCTCCGTCTACCTCAACATGAGCTGGGTCTTCAATAGTAATCAAGTCATGTGCCATGTAATGCTTACCAAATTCAGCAAGTGGAATCAACTCTACCAACTCCTTGTAGTTGGTTCCATAAGCAATTGTCTTACCTGCTACAGCATTTAAAACGACCGCGTGGATAATCTTTCCATAACGGTCGGTTTCTGCTTGGTTATGTTTAACAGCTTCATCAGTAGCAGTTTGCTTAACTTCGGCTTGTGCCAATTTTTGTTCAGCCTGCTCCAATTTAGCCTGAGTTTCTTGCAGTTTAGCTTGCGCTTGTACAATTGCACTTGTAGGGTCTAACTCGGTGCGTAGGACATCTTTAACTGCTTCGATAAGCGTTTCATCTGCATCACCCATGCGGTCTCCGTCAAGTTCACGAGTGAAAAAAGTGAACGGCTTGTCACATTGAATAGAGACTTCCGTCTTGCCAACTCTAAAAAATTTATTTACTAATACAAATTCCATTTTTGTTTCTCCTGATTATCTAAAATAAAAGTATAGTGAATCGCGATTTCTGAAATTATTTTTAAATACTTGTTTTTGATTGCCATCCAGAAATTTAACATATAATATAGGTCGAGTTCTATGTGCGTTTGGAGAGATGACTGTATACGCATACTTAGCGTACACGGTAGTTATAGAGTTATTTAAATGTTTGATTCTTATTTTTACGCTTTTTGTTCTGTTTTCTTCGCGATAATTGTTATTGAAAGTGCCACCTTTAGCGGTCAAATCAAAAGTTAAATAATCGTCTGAATCTGTCGGGTCGTCTAAATATTCAAATCCACCAACATAAAACCACTTACTCCAAACAAGTTTGTCACCTACATAGCGTTCGACAATATCTTTATCACCGACATAAATGCCTTCTCTTGTAGCCATAGCATCACCTACTCATACACATCATAGATTGTGTTTGAGTCTTTCGTCCTGATTGCTTCATACTGGGATTTAGAGCCGAACCAATACTTCATTTGCTGGTTTCCGTTCTGGTTTATCAGCTTGTGGGCTACGATTTCAGACGGCAAGCTAGGAATATTTAAAGCCGACCTATTGACTCGTAAAACCCCCGAATTATCGACTGTAATCGTTGAGTTGTCAGGTCGCACCACACCAGTCTGCCCACTAGTTGCAGTCTTAGCTTTCAACACACCATTTGACACCTCGGTCGTCTGATTATCAGGTCTGACAATCCCATTTGAGTTTGACGTAGCTACTGACACATTGCTACTCATTCCATTTTTTAATGTCTGCACAGATACTTTCTTCAACCCACGACCATCATGAATCATGATGTTGTCTGAGTTGTTAACCTGACTAGCCTGTGGCAAATCAGTTACTTTTCGCGTCTGTGTACTAATTACTGCCATGTTATACCTCCATAATATATTTCCAATCTGCGACAATCACATGACCGTTTTCATCAGCAAGTAAGGTATGTTCTGTACCGTCGTCTGTACGAATCGGAGCAGTGAAGTCGTTCTGCAAGAACATGTACTCAATAGCATTTAGTCTATCTTCGTGCTCCTGAAACTCACGCTTTAAAGCCTCTACAGACTCATAGCTTGCTTGTCTGACGTTGTCTACGTTCCCTAGCCCAACTTGATGCTTCGTAACGCTATGTGGATTGTTGCGATTGTTTAAGTGATTTTGAAAATCAACTTTACTTGCTTGTTCGACGTTTGCGACATTCCCTAGTCCCACTTGTTGTTTCGTTACATTGTGTGGGTTGTTGCGGTTGTTGATGTGACCAGTTAAGTCAACTTTCTCAGCCTTACTTCTAGTGAACTCATCAATCTTTTCAGGCAGACCGTCGATGTCTGCAACCTTGTGCCTGTGACTTGCGTCGGCTTTGTTTTCCCATCGTTGCGCATCTTCAGCGCCAATGATATCTCTTGACCGCCAAATTTTAGCCATCTGTTAGCACCTCCAGTCTATATTTGAATCGTGTCGTTGTTTCAATCGGAACGTATACATCAATGACAGACTGAGGGAAATTTGAACTGTCTAACAACTCAATCTTATTGATTTCTTTGATTGAGTCTGGTATCAAGAAATCAATCAAGACAAAACGTTGTTCTCGTTGTTTCTGTATCGTCACAATTTGATTATTGTTCAACCTTGCTTTGTTGATTTTAGCTAGCACGGTTTCTGTAACTGTATTTAGTAACGCTTCTTTAATCATTGAATAAAACCTCCTCTTGTGGCCCTTCATACTCAAAAGGTGTCACTCCTACAACTGCATAACCTGCTCTAGCGAAATCTACTGACGTCTTGAATAACCGTTCTTTCAGCTTGACTCGTTCTGTTACTGTTGGGATATGCGTATACCCCATATTTGCTGGTTTGATTGCATTGACGAAAATAACCGACTCTCTGAAAAGTCCGCTTGTTTCTGCTCCTGACTCAATCAGTAAGACCTGATTAGCGAAATCTACTGAAGCCTTGTACTTTCCTTTCCCGAAAAGGTCGTCTAATTTGCGAATTAAAAACCACCATGAAAATGGTGGCCTCATATTGATCCGCAACAAAACACGCTCTCTTCTCCACTCCAACGTATCGTCAGCGTGGGCAACAATACCGTAGACTTCTTCAAATTTCGTTAAGGTAGGAACATCACAATACATAATAAACTGGTTCTTGATGAACTGCTCTAATGAGACAGTCCCGTCTTTAAACAGAACATTTTCAACTCGAACCAGTTCTTTCATATCCTTGACGCCCTCGTAGTAATCTGGAACGTATTCAGATAAATTTACTTCTTTTACCATTAAACCATCCTCACTGTTCCTTTATACGGCAATTGTTGTAATTGTCCTGTAAAAACAAGTGCTAAATCAGCTTCACGGTTATTCAATTTCATCTTATCTACGTTTGCGATACCTGTAATGGTCAGTAGCTTAGCCATTAACTGCGAGCGATAGATTTTCATGCTGTAGGTATTGACATCTGAGTATTGCGCCCAGTTCTTTCTCAAGTCCAAGAAATACTGGTCTAGAGTCTTGTCTACCAGTTCTTTCACTTGATTCAGCTGGTAACCTGTCATCAACTCAATCTTAAACTCAATATCAATCGGGAATTGTGTCGCAGTCGTAACTGTCACACGATGATTGATAGGAGCAAGTCCAACGCCTTTTCCAGTATATTCTAATGGATCCAGAACGTTTTGAACCTTCTTGATTGTCTCAGCAGATGCCAAGTTTAAGTCGTTGTCTAAAACAACCACTTTAACCGTTCCTGAACCATTCCAAACTGGATAGACCTGAACTGCGCCAACACCGTCAATTTCACGAACACGCTGAACGTACTCAATGAAGTTACCGCCAAACGGTTTCTCATTGACGTAAATCAAGAAACGCTTCCGCAATTCATCGTCAGTTTCTTCATCTTGCCCAGATGTAACGATTTCCCCTAAGACTGCAGTAGCGAGGTTTCTGTAGTTCTCCAAGGGCAAGATATTACCATAGTAGCGATTCCCGACAACGCCAGTCGTCTCACACTCTACTTCATACTTGCCAGCTACATTAGTTGCACGAACTACCTTGTAAATGAGTGCAGCATCGTCAATTGTCGCAAAACGAGAACCTAAAGCGATTTGTACGCCTTCTTTTCTCTCGTTTTTAAACTCCGCAAAGCGTACCGCTTTTTTTGACGGATAACGATGTAGACCGAACTCTTCGACCTTATAGTCTAGGTATTGACCAATAGCGGTCTGCGGAAATGTATCTAGCAGTAGATTTTTCAACTGCAAATAAAAACCAGCTAACTCGTAACAAGCAGGCGCTAATGCGTCATAGATGATAGAACCTTCCCGTGTATCAATATTTTCATTGACACGAGAAAGAGCGTCATTCATCAGATAATCAAATGTGTATTTTTCTAAGAAATCACCTATCATTAATCAGCGTCACCTCCTTTTCAACTTTAAATAAACCAGAT